TAAAAGTATCTTATAAGAAGAGGATTGCAACCAAGAGTATTTGATATTGAAATTAATGGTGAACAAGTAGATAAGAATGCTAACATTAGAGATTTTCAAAAGTATCTAGAAGAGAATATTCTTAAACTAAACTACAAATCATTTACACAGATTGTGATGTTAGGTAGTGCATCTTTTACTCCTTTTATGCAATTACATTTAGGAGCAAGACGAGAGATAATAGAAGACATATTAGACATAACAATATTTACTGCTATGAATGGTGTGTTAAAACAAAAGGTAACAGAGTTAGATAATAACATTAGAGTTATTGAAGGTGAACTTGAAATAGCAAAGCAGAAAGCAAAACTTCAAGAACAATATATAAAGACGTTAGAGGATGATAAACAGTCCAAAGTAGATTCAATTTTAATTTCCATAGAGGAGGCAGATAATGCGATCGAAACTTTCCAGGCAAGTTCTTCGGAGGCGTCAATCAAGAAGGAGAGTTTGGGTGATGTCCAGACAAAAAAATCAAGACTCGAAGAATTTAGAAACAAGTTTACCACCCAAATAACAGATCACAGAACACAAATAGAATTCTTTCATGACAATGAGGAATGTCCTACTTGCCAGCAAGGTATAGAGCATGATCATAAAGAGATAATGACTCAAAGAGATGAAGAGAAAATCTCAGAACTAGAAGAAGCTCTAAATGAACTGGATACGCAGTATCAAGAAGTTGAAAAACTTGTAGAACAGGTTTATGAATTAGATGAAAAAATAATGGAAAGTAATAATGAAGTTATAGCACAACAAAGAATACTTCAAAGATTACAATTAGAACTTAGCGATACACAAAATAAAGTTGGTGATATAGAAAGTGAAAGAAGTAAGTTAAAAAGACTTGCTAAAGATGCAGTAAAGAAAACTGAAACAAGAAGTGAACTTACAGAAGACGGCCACTATTATGATGTAGCAAAATCTTTATTACAAGATTCTGGTATTAAAACTAAAATTATTCGCCAATATATGCCAATAATTAATAAGTTGGTTAATAAATACCTAGCAGCGATGGACTTTTTTGTTCAGTTTGAAATGGATGAAACATTTAAAGAGACAATTAAGTCTAGGCACAGAGATAAATTTAGTTACGCATCTTTTAGTGAAGGTGAAAAACAAAGAATTGATTTAGCATTAGTGTTTACTTGGAGAACTATTGCCAAGATGAAGAACAGCGCTAGTACTAATATACTTTTATTAGACGAAGTGTTTGATAGTAGTTTAGATAACAATGGAACAGAATATGTTATGCAACTTTTAGACACAATAGGAGAAGACACTCATGTCTTCGTTATATCTCATAAAGGTGATCAACTATTTGATAAATTTAAATCTGTAATTAAATTTGAAAAGAGACAAAATTACTCGGTAATAACAAAATGAAAAAGATTTTTATAGGATTACTACTATCAGGGTGTGCCCAAACAGGCAATGGCCCGTCCTTAAACGACAATTATTACAATAGACCTGACCAAATAAAATGTCCTGAAGGCACAGTTGCATATTGTGAAGGCAGATCAACAACATCTTTGGAATGTACATGTATTAATAGTCGTGATTTGAACACGATAGTAGAACAATTACAAGGAATACGATGAAGATAGAAATATATAGTAAGCCCAGGTGCACTTTCTGTACAAGAGCAAAACAATTATGTGAACTTAGAGGATTAGAATACGACTACAAACTTTTAGATGCTGATTTTACAATGGAAGAATTATTAGAAAAAGTACCAGCAGCAAAAACCTTTCCTCAAATCTTTATAGATGGAGAATCTATTGGAGGGTTTCAAGAATTCAGTAGTCTATTAATTGATGTAACTTAGACATGGATAAAGAATTAGAATTACTACCTTTTACAGATGAATTTCTGTACTCACCACCTGGCGATGTTGATTGTGAGAATGAGAACTTACCTTTACTAAAAAATACACTCTTATTAGCAATGAATAAGTTTGGAGGTGTTGGGCTATCAGCAAATCAAGTAGGGTTAGATATGAAATACTTTGTAATAGGAGACAATCAACCAGATGGAATGCAGAAGGCGTTTTTCAATCCAGAAATAATAGGTGTAGGACAAGAAGAGGAAAGTATTAGAGAAGGCTGTTTATCTTTCCCTGGACTTTGGTTAATGGTTAAAAGACCAACTGAAGTAGCAATTAAATACATAAACTCTGAGGGTGAAGAGATGGTAGAGACATATAAAGGTGTTACTGCAAGGGTAATACTACATGAATACGATCATATGATTGGCCAAAACTTTACTATGAGAGTATCTAAATTAAAATTAGAAAGAGCTCTTAAAGCACTAAAGAAAAAGGTTAAGAAACACCAAAGGCAAGAGGCACAGACACTCTAGTTATAAATAGTATTACAAAGGAGAGACGATATGGCAGAAGAATTTGATTTTGGTTTTACCGCTGTTGATGAGCCTGAACAAACAGGAACACCAGCACCGGCCGCTCCTTCCGTTGATCAAGATGAAATCATGGATAAATTACAACAACTTGAAGCCAAAATTTTGACAGCCGATAACTCCGGAATGATTAATGAACACAGGGCTTTAATAGAATCTGACGTGGCAACAAAACTTCGTGATGTAGAGGATCTGATACTACCTTTACTGTTTAATTTACAGAAGAATCCTGAAAAGGAATACATACACTGGCCAAACAGGACAGCTATTATTGATAAACAGATAGAAAAAATAAAGGCAGTAACCAGATACTATGAGCGAATCTAAACCAATTATACCACAACCAAATCCTAGTGGCGCGTACGAAAGACCCGTCGCTAGGATGATCGATTTTTACTTAACAGGAAATATAGGAGAAGCAAAAGAATACCAAGATTGGAATCAAATGCTTCGTACATGTCATGATCATGATATAGTTACCATACATATTAATTCAAATGGTGGTGATATATTTACAGCAATCCAATTAATGAAAGCAATATCAGACAGTCCAGCAACAGTCGTTGCTTCTGTAGAAGGTATGTGTATGTCAGCAGCAACATTTATATTTTTAGTTGCAGATATATGTGAAATAGCAGAACATAGTCATTTCATGTTCCATAATTATTCATCAGGTAATTGGGGTAAGGGACATGAATTATTAGCAGCAACACAAGCAGACGATAGATGGGCAAGGAACTTAATGAAGAAAACATACAAAGGGTTCTTTACAGACAACGAAATAGAAAAGATTATTGATGGAAGAGATGTTTGGTTGACACCTGATGAAGTAATTAAAAAGTTAGACAGACGAAATAAACTAAATAAAAAGAATAAGATTGGTCCTAAAAAGGCTTTACTACAGGCTAATAATAGTTCATAATATATATGAACAGGAGAAAAATATGAAAAGGAAAACAATTAATATAGTTACATTTATTACTGGTTTTGTTTTATTATTTGCAGCAACAAATATAAAAGCAAGTACTGAAGAAGTATTGGGTGGACTTATACTTGGTGGCATAATAGGCTCAGAGATTCAAAAGTCAAAGGATTTAGAAAAACTTCCTATGACTTATGATGAAATGATGAGACTTAAAAAATCTCAAGAATTTGCATTGGGACAACATTATGGGGTTACACCTCTTGATAAACCCAATAGGCCTAACAGACCAAGAAACAATCCATGCTGGTGGGCTGAACCTTATAAATGCCCTAACTATAATACATGGAACATGGAAAGAAATTTGTATATACAAAGGTTAGAACTTGAGATTGAAAGAGTTAATCGTCTCGAGAATTGGTTCAAATAAACTTAAGGAAAATTATGAAAAAAGTGATTTTAATATTCGTGGCTTTTCTGGCCACTTCACTCTCAGCAGAAGCAAAGGTAGAAGAAATAGTAGTCGTAGGAGCAAATGTTTCCTATGGCTATTCAGATCCTGAAACCGATGATTCTGTAATAGAAGCAATAGAACCCATTAAAATTTATACGCCTGGAAGACTAGGTGGTTTTGCAGGGGCAACTATTAATGGAACAGATACAAAACATACATCAGTCTATAGAAACGGCATACCTGTAAACGATACAGGGGCTGGATGGTATGACTTTGGTACTGACTTGCCAATGTGGCAAAGTTACTTAATAATCTCAGGTCCAAACTCTGTTTTATTTGGCAGTTCAAGTATGGCTGGTACGATAATAATGGAAGATGATTATTTTGAAAAAGGAATTTATCTAAAAGGAAACATTGATCAACAAATGCTTCTGGCAGGTAACACTTGGTTACAGTTAGGTAGATATGGTGGTACTAGAGGCTCAGTTAAAATTGATAATACAGAAGAAGATTGGTATGAGAACACTACATTAAAAACTCTTACTGAATGGAAAGGGTTTAAATTTAATTCAGTTATTACAGATTACAAATATGATTATGATGATTGTTGGTCTGCAGATTTTATTAATACAGATGCTTGTCAACAAGAAGGTCTTAAAATGGATTCTTCTATTAGAAAAGATTGGTTGACTGTAGGGTATTCTACATCTAAAACTAAACATTCTAGTTATGGAATACAAACATGGAAGTCTGATAATGATAGGTATTATATAGATGTTAAAGAAAAGTTTGGAGACTTTTTAGTAGGGGCAACTTATCAGAAAGAAGTTTATAACAATTTAGAAGATGAACGCCCAGCAATTTATAGTACTTGGTCAAAGAAAGATTTAAGTGTAGGATATCGTTATGAGGACGGAGAACATATAGGAAGACTTGGATTGGATATGAAAGGTGTTAAGTTTTCTATAGGTAATAGTTTTAGATCGCCTAATTTATATGAACGTTTTGGAGATGATTGGGTAGGAGCAAATCCTAACTTAAAACCTGAAAAAGGAAAAGGTGCTGAGGTATCTTATAATAAATTTACTGCTTGGAGATACGACTTTGATGAAGGTATTGACTTTGATTTTGCTGACTATCAATATATAAATTCAGGAGAATACACATCACAAGGTATTAAATATTCAAATCATATAATATCAAACAATGGAAGTTGGTTTCTATTAGCACAATATACAGACACAGATAGGATAAGAGTGCCAAAATGGCAAGGAAAAATATCTTATTATAATGTGTGGAATAATATAGATTATATGATATCTTATGTTGGTGCGTATGATAAAGGCTTAGAGTTTGATGGAAGAACTATTGATAATATGTCTACATTTAATTTTAATGCAGGTTATTATATTAATAAAAAGTATCGTATAGGGCTTCAAGTAACCGATTTATTAGATAGACAATTTGAAATACTGCCAGGCTATTCTGCAGGTGGTAGAGAGATAACAATTAGCTTAGACATCAGTACATAAATACTGATGCGATGTTAAATGAAAATCCAGACGTAGTTTTATTCACAGATATATGTAGTCCCGGCTTTGGAAGATATGCCGGGACTTATCGTATAGCTTCTGAGATGAGAGCCGCTGGATATACAGTTCAAGTTATAGAATATTTTACAAAGTGGAACAAAGAACAGATACTTGCAATAATTAAAAAATTTGTTACTAAAGATACACTATGGGTAGGGCTTAGTACAACATTCTTAGAGTATGAAAGGATGTTTGGAACAGATAAAAATAGGCTACAACAAATATCAAAGACTGCAACAATTACAGGAAGAGATGATTGGCCAGAGTTAGTAGATGAAATAAGAAGTATTAATCCTAATTGTAAAATTGTAGCAGGCGGAACCAAAGTAAAACAAATTAGACCTGATGATGACACATTTGATATTATTGTACATGGACAGGGTGAAGATAGTGTTTTAGAACTTACTGAAAATTTAGTATCTAGATTTCCCAATAGAAGAAACTATACTTACAATTCATTTGAAAGATTTTCAACATGTTCAATTCAATGGGAAGATAATGATTTAATATTTCCTAGAGAACATTTACCAATAGAAATTGCTAGAGGTTGTATATTCAAATGTAGTTATTGTAGTTATGCTCTTAATGGCAAAAAGTTATGGGAGTTTAATAGGGTTCCTGAATTAGTTAGAAAAGAAATAGACAATGCCCATAGAAGATTTGGCAGTTCAGGTTTTATGTTTTGTGATGATACATATAATGATAGTCCAGACAAAGTTCAAAAATTCCACGACGAGTTATCAAAACTAGATTACAATATTGAGTTCAGTAGTTTTGCAAGATTAGATTTAATAATATCACATTGGAAGACTGCTAAATTATTATATGATACAGGTCTTAGAAGTGTTTTCTTTGGTGTTGAGTCTTTTAATACTGAATCAGGTAAAGCAATAGGCAAAGGAATGGCAGGTGAGAAACTTAAAGAAGGATTGTATCGTTTAAAAGAAGAATGTCCTGAAATGATTATACTTACAGGCTTAATAGTTGGTTTACCATATGATACACCAGAGACATTAAGAAGGAATAATGAATGGTTAATGAAACCTGATTGTCCTGTTGATGTTATTTCATATCACCCTTTAAATATTCAACCAGGAGAGAGTAGTTTAATGTCTAGAAATCCTAACGATCATGGTTATACATTAGATGGTAAGGGTGGTTGGACTAGATCAGATGGATTTACACATGGAGAAGCAATCGATTTGGCTAGGGATATGCAGTTAGAATATGCAAGAAAAGAGCCATTAAAACGTGGAGCATGGACATTCTTTAATAGGTTTCAGAACTTAGGCTTTACTAGGGAACAGTTCAAAAAGCCTTCTCTAGGGTACAAAAATGAGGTTTTAGACTCAGAAGTTATGAAAAGAGAGGCTGAAATGAAGGACTTTTATCACTCTAGACTCCTAAGTCTTTGATTAGATAACAGAAAAGAATTGCACAAAGGTGTTGACATTACCCTTTTAAGAGTGCATAATAACGGTATATTAAATAAAAATGTAAGGACTTTTATTAATGCCAAATGTAATACAAACAAAATCAATATTAGCAAAGCTACTTGCTACTGAAGATATTTCAATAGAGCATAGAGCAGATTATCCAACTGCAGCTTTTGACGTTAAAAACAGAAAACTATTTCTTCCAGTTTGGAAAGAGATGAGTACTAATTTATATGATTTGTTTATTGGCCATGAAGTCGGACACGCATTTGAAACTCCTGAAGAAGGATGGCATGATTACGTCATAGACGATGTTGCTAAAAAAGGTTTCTTAAATGTAGTTGAAGATGTAAGAATTGAAAAGAAAGTTAAAGAAAGATATCCTGGTTTAGTTAAGTCCTTTTATAAAGGGTATCAAGAATTAGTTGATAAAGACTTTTTTGGCATTAAAGATTTAGATATCAACGAACTTCCATTAGTTGATAGAGTAAACCTACATTATAAAGTAGGACATTTACTTGGTGTTAAATTCTCAGCAGAGGAAAAAGATTTAGTAGAAAGAATTGGCAAAGTTGAAACATGGGATGATGTAATTAGACTTGCTGACGAACTTTATGCTGCTAACAAAGCAGGACAAGAAGCCAAAGGCGATGACATGGAACAGCTCATTAAAGAGTTGATGCCAGAAAGATTCAAAAATGATGATGGTGATATTCAATGGAGTGATCCAGAGCCAACACAAGATTCAGAACAAGAAGAGTCAGAACAAGAAATGGATTCTTATGGTTCACCAATTGATAATGAAATTGAAGATGATTATGATGATGAAGATGGTTGGGGTGATGAAGGAACTGAAGAAGAGGAAGAAGAAAAATCCATTGATGAACAAATAGCAGAGGCTGAAGCAAAAGAAGAGGAAGCTAGAAAACAGCAACAAGAAGCAGAAGCAAAACAAAAAGACGAAGAGATGAGAGATAAACTCAAAGAACTTAAAGATGCTTTAGACGAAAACAAATCATTCACAGATGAACAGTTCAGAGAAAAAGAAAAAGATTTAGTTGAACACAATCCAACTGAACCAATATATGCAAGCCCAACTGATAAGGATAATGGCTTAGATTATATTATCCCAATGGAAAAATTATATAATTGGAATCTTTCAGCCAAGTGTTTTAAATATGTTCGTGTAGAGGATGAAGATGGATATAAGAATTGGGATCATCATGAAATTTCAGAACATAAGAACGAAGAACTAGCCACAGAAATATATAATGCCTGGTTAAGGAAACAAACACCAATCATTAATCAAATGGCTCAACAGTTTGAAATTAAAAAACAAGCAACAGCATTTAAGAAAGCAAAGATCAGCAAGACTGGCGACTTAAATGAGGATAAGCTTTGGGCTTATAAGTTGACTGAAGATTTATTCAAACAGTCTCAAATAATTCCTAATGGAAAAAATCATGGACTGTTAATGTTTGTAGATATGTCAGGTAGTATGCACAGAAATATGGCAGGTACTTTAGAACAAATGCAAACAATGGCATTATTCTGCAGAAAAGTTAATATCCCATTTGATGCTTATGGTTTTACAGATAACGCACATGAATACTTCAAAGATCAAATAGATCCAGAGAATAAAGATAAGAATCCAAAAGGATTAGTAGATGGAGACATAGCCATTCAGATGAGAAATAATTATAAAGGTTTTGGATTAGCTCATATGTTATCTTCAAAATGTTCAAAGCCAGCATTTATTAACTCAATGAAATATGTGAGTCTAATGAGTAAATGTTACGACTACAGAAGATACTACAATGATTATGGTTCTAATGAGCCTGTACATGGTGGCTATATTAAGAACCCAGTTTTCAATTTAGGTGGTACTCCTCTTAACTCCTCAATAATTGCAGGTGTTGATGTGGCAAAAGATTTCCAAAAGAGATATCATGTAGAGAGACTTACTACAATATTCTTAACTGATGGAGATGCTACAGACAGAGTAAATGTAGTTAAAGAAATGACTGATACCGTTTATGGTGAAGAAAAAACTTACCATAAGTTGGAACAATCATATGGTAAACACCTAATGATACGAGACAAAGGTGCAATAATAACTCTTCCAGAAAAAGATCAATACTCTTATGGAAGAGATGAAGAAACCAGCACTTTGTTAGAGTGGTACAAGCAGGTTACAGGTTCTAAAATGATTAACTTCCATATAATAGATGGTAAGAAAGCCAAATTCCATGAACACACTCAAAAGAATTTGTGGATGGAAGGTAAGGAACAAGAGTACTGGGCATCATCTGAATGGACTTCAAATGTTTGGAAAGGTGTGTTGACAAATAAGTTCACAATAGTTGAAGACAAATTTGGATATGATGCTAGATTCCTACTTAAAGGAAGAGACGATCTTAAAATCCAAGACCAAGAATTAGAAGTTAAGTCCAATAAAAAAGGAGACTTAATGAGAGGATTTAGAAATTTCCAGAAAGGAAAGTCTAAAGAAAGACTATTTTTAACACAGGTTATTGATTTAGTAGCGTAAAAAAACATGAAATCTTTTGAAAAAATGCTTGACCTTACCCTACTAAGAGTGCATAATAACGGTATATTTAATAATAAATGTGAGGACATTATAAAATGAAAACAGTAGATCGAGAAAGACTAGGAGAGGCACTAAAGGCCAAAGACAATGGCACAAGTGTTTTTACTAGAAAACAAATCATAGAAACAGCCACAGAAATCGGATTAGGATTTCCAGCATGGTTAGTTAATAAGCCAGACTTCAAAGTTGATAGAGGTGTTTATAACCTTACAGCTATGTTTGGTAACCAAGGCATTGCTCCAGTAGCAGCTCCAGTAGCAGCCAGGGTTCCACTTGAAGTGGTTGAAACTCAACCAACAGAGGTTGTTCAAGCGAAATTAAAAGTTGATGTAGAAAATCTTATCCCTGAAAAAGATAAGACATTTGTTCCATTTGGATTCTACAGAGACTTAAAAGCAGTCTTACAAGGAAACTTGTTTTACCCAATATTTGTTAGTGGATTATCAGGTAATGGTAAAACCACAATGGCAGAACAGGTTTGTGCTAATCTTAAAAGAGAGGCAATAAGAGTAAATATAAGTATTGAAACTGATGAGGATGATTTAATCGGTGGCAATACATTAGTTGACGGTAACGTCGTCTACAGAGAAGGCCCAGTCCTCACCGCTATGAAGCGTGGCGCCGTTCTTATTCTTGATGAAATCGATAGGGGTTCAAACAAGTTGATGTGCTTACAAGCCATCCTTGAGGGGAAGCCTTATTTCAACAAGAAGACAGGCGAAACCGTAACTCCTGCTCCAGGCTTTAATGTAGTGGCAACTGCCAATACAAAAGGTCGTGGTTCAGATGATGGCAAATTTATAAGTGCCAACATCCTAGACGAGGCTTTCCTAGAAAGGTTTGCTATAACCGTGGAGCAGGAGTACCCTACAATGGCTACCGAGAAGAAAATTATCCTTAAGAAAATGGATAAGGTTAATAATGTAGACGAAGAGTTTGCAACTCACTTGGTAACTTGGAGTGATGTAATAAGAAAAACTTATTACGAAGGTGCAATTGACGAGTTGATTTCAACTAGAAGGTTGGAACATATTGTTAATGCTTTTGCAGTGTTTGGAGACAAACAAAAAGCGGTTCAACTTTGTGTTAATAGATTTGATGATGATACCAAACAGGCATTCATAGATCTTTATACAAAGGTTGATCCAACTGTTGAACTCTCAGAAGAGGAAACAGGTGAACAGGAGATACATGAAGATGGCGAAGAATAATACGCCTGAGTATAAGTTCAACGAGGGAGCTCTCATAGACGAGCTCCGTCGTTATATAGACTTAACCTATAATGGGCACTATTCAAAGAACAAATTTCAATCAACAGAATTCATTAGTGATTGTGGGCATGGCATAGGATTTTCAATAGGAAATATTCTAAAGTATGCACAACGATACGGCAAAAAAGGTTCACCAGAGGACCACAGAAGGGATCTAATGAAGGTGTTACATTATGCTATAATAGCACTTAATGAACACGATAATAATACCACAAGACACTATTTGGACGAGTAAACTCTTATAAATAAGAGTAGAAATAGACTAAGGAGAAAATTTTATGGCATTCGTAGTTAAATATACATACGTTAGACCAAATACAGATGTAGAATTCCCAAGAGTATCTGATTACGATTCAGATTTTGATACAACTAGAAGGCAAGGTTATACAGATAATTCAATCAACCTTGATTTTGATTTATCTGGTGATGAATTGACCTTAGTTTCAACTCTTACTGCTCCTGATGAAGCAGCTTGGAATTCTTATAGAAGTTCAGTAGAAAGTGGTTCAGAATACACAGCTATTGAAAACTCTATACAATCTGATTTAACGGCAAGAGGAATCTCTGCTAATTACACCACTAAAGATGGTGATGATGCTGAAGTTACTGTTTGGAGTAATTAATATCCAAAACGGTACACAAGCATATTGATTTTTACATTATGATAATCTATAATTGTATTATGGATTTAAAATTTGGAGTATATTATGAAAATAAGCAAAGAAACTCTTGAGACACTCAAGAACTTCGCAACAATTAATACGAACATCTTAGTTCGAGAAGGTTCGACCCTATCCACTATCAGCACAGGTAAAAATATTTTTGCTAAGGCAGAAGTTAAGGAAACATTTCCAAAAGAATTTGCAATCTATGATCTTAATAGTTTGCTTTCTTTATTGACTTTAATGGAAGATACAGATTTAGAATTTGGAGACGAAAGTTTAATAGTTTCTAAAGGTAGTTCTGTATTTGAATATTTTTATGCAGACCCTAACATTATTGTTAGTGCACCTGATCAAACAATCGACGTTGATGATTTTTTCCAATTCGATTTTAGTAAAGATGATATTGATATGATAATGAAGGCAGCAGCTATTACAGCAGCTCCTATGTTATCTATTATTGGAGAAAATGGAGAGGTTATTGTTACTGTAGGTGACCCTAGTACACCTAAGTCTAATAGTTTTAGGCAAGTTATAGGAACAACAGACAAAACTTTCAATGCAATGCTTGCTATTGAAAATTTTAAAGTAGTACCTGCTAGTTATAATGTTACATTATCTCAGAAGAAGTTTATGTACCTAGTAAGTAGCAAGGGTGAATTAAAATACTGGTTAGCGCTAGAGCGTTCATCAGATATATAAGGAGTCGTAATGGACGAAGAAAAATTAGAGGTCTCTTTGAGAGAGGCCACAAATGGTTGGATTGTTGAATTCAACAAATTTGGTGAGACAGTTGAGTATATATTTACTCGCCCCAACCCAGCTATTTCGCTTGTAAGAAAAGTAATGAAGGGTGAGTTAGATGTATTTGAGAAGGATGAAATAGATGAGTAAATTACCAGAGAGAATTCCACCTTCAGTATTTAAAAAATTTGTAACATTAACTACAGGTGAGAAAAAATTTGTAGATGTTAGTACTGAGGATTTATTTGAAAATAAAAGAGTAGTTATTTTTGGACTACCAGGGGCATTTACTCCTACATGTTCAGGTCAACAGTTACCAGGTTTTGAACAACTCTATCATGAGTATAGACAAGCAGGTATTGATGACATTTATTGCATTAGCGTAAACGATTCATTTGTTATGAATGAATGGGGTATGAATCAAGGACTTGTAAATGTTAAATTAATTCCAGATGGAAGTGCTGAGTTTACTATTAAAATGGGCATGGATGTCAGGAAAGATAACTTAGGATTTGGTATTAGATCATGGAGATATGCAGCAATAGTTGATAACCATGAAGTAATTCAATCTTTTGTTGAAGAAGGATTTAATGATAATATTCAGGAAGATCCTTATGAAGTTAGCACACCTGAAAATGTACTTTTACATGTTAAATCATATGATTGGCCAGCAGTAGAAGTACCTGTTGTTACCAATGAACTAGAAACATTTGGAGATATAGATGTTGCTCTAAAAGAGACAGCAGTATTGTCTGATGAGTACGATAGTGTAGGTAAGAATATAGAATTAGAGATTTCAGATTCGACTTCTGTTAAGGAGAAAATTCGCTAGACCTTTTTTCGGGTGCAAAAAATGGCCGGTATTTTGGAGCAAAAAAAGTTCGCTATATTTGGAGAGTTAGATTATGGAACCAGAACAGTTTTTATGGGTTGAGAAATACAGACCCAGGACAATAGAACAATGTATATTGCCACAGGATATAAAAGATCAGTTTGATAAGTTTATATCCAAGGGTGAAGTTCCTAATCTATTATTAAGTGGTAGTGCAGGTACAGGGAAAACAACCCTCGCGCGTGCGTTATGTGAAGAACTTAAATGTGATTATATAGTTATTAATGGTAGTGATGAGGGACGTCAAATAGACACTCTTAGAACTAAGATTAGACAGTTTGCATCAGCAGTATCCTTTGAGGGTAAGACTAAGGTTGTTATTATAGATGAGGCAGACTATTGTAATAGGGAGAGTGTTCAACCGGCCCTTAGAGCGTTCATAGAGCAATTCTCTGAGAACTGTAGGTTTATATTTACATGTAACTACTCCAATAGGCTTATAGAACCTCTGCACAGTAGAACAACGGTTATAGACTTTAAAATACCACCCTCAGATCGTCCAGATTTAGCGTCTAAGTTTATGGGAAGGATGCAATATATACTGACTAATGAAGGTGTATCCTTTGAGCAGAATGTACTAGCAGAACTTCTAAAGAAGCATTTTCCTGACTATAGAAGGGTTATAAATGAGTTACAAAGGTACTCTGTAGGCGGAAATATTGATGAGGGTATATTAAGTAACTTCCAAGAAATAAACGCTAAGCAGCTCTTAGACAGTCTTAGGGGTAAAGATTGGAAAAAGATGAGACAATGGGTAGCAAATAATGTAGATACTGACCCACAGGGCATATTTAGACAGATATACGATATTGTTTTACCTGAGGTTAAGTCTATTCCCCAATTAGTCTTGTTAATTGCAGATTATCAGTATAAAGCAGCATTTGTTGCAGATCAGGAGATTAACCTGACGGCATGTTTAACAGAAATTATGGCGAATGTGGAATTTAAATGAATACACCAAAAAAGGCAAGAATTGATTTAAGGGTTCCTGAGGAACTAAAAGAAGAAATACAGAAAGAAGCCAAAAAACGCAATATCACGGTAACCCAACTTTTAATAGAGAGTTACCAAAAAGTTAAAGATGGAGAAGTATTCAGTTTTGAATAGATTGTGGACTATATGGAAGTATGCAATAGGTAGTTTTTCAGATGAGAAAACAGAAGACTACGATAACCATGTTGCAATAATAAGAACATTTGTTGTTGGTATTAATGTAATATGTGCATTTTTTATTATGGCAAACATAATACATAATTGGTGATTTAATGGACCCTGATACAGATATAAAAATATTAACAATATATTTTATAATAATAATGTTAATAATTAGTTATAGTTTTGGTTAGAGAGTAAGATAATGTGGAAGACAAGAATATATAAAAACAAATTTTATTGGTTTATGATAGCATGTCTGTCTTTTCTATTTGTTATAGCAGTATCCGGTTGTACAACGACTAAAGAGTTATTACCAAATCTTTGTTATAATGACAAAGAGGGTACTTTCGTTTGTGGTTTAATTTGTAATGAAGATAAGACAGTATGTATTGATACTGAGAATCCTGATTTAGATGGAGACAGAGATTTCAATACCATGGATGTTGCTATTCCTGAATACGATTACCCTTTTGATTGATGGTAAAGTATGAGGATATAAAATCTATGAATCCTGAATGGGATTTTACAGAGTTTGTAGAACTTTTACCATATGAAGGAACATTATTAGAGTTAGGTTCTTTTGTAGGAAAATCTACAATTTGTTGGGCTAAAACTTTTAACGAATTTGGTAAGAAGTGGAATATTCATACAGTTGATTTATTTGGTGGTTTAACAAAAATGTATAAAGAAAGTTTAAGGATTAACGGCCAAGAACAGTTTAGGCAATTTAAAGAAAATATTGAAGGTTGGGATAATATAACTTGGGAGAGAAAATATGTTGGTGCAACTTATAAATCTCCTGTAGAACCTACTGCATTGTTTTATGATTGTGATAACAGGCCTGAGATTATTAAAGGAATACTTGAAACATATAAAGATGTTCCTTTTATTTTTATTGATGATTGTAATAACCAATTTCCAGAAAAAATTGACCTAATAGAGTCATTAAATAGGGATTATTATATAAGTAATGATATAGCGTGTATAACATGACAGATAGCATATTAGAAGGATTAGGAGATCCAGTAGAAACTATAGAAGAGGAACAATTTCAAGAGAAATTGAAAAAAATCTCTCCTTTTGATTTTGCTAATAGTATTAATTATACAAAAGAAGACTTGATAGTTGATGAGAGGACAGAAAAAGAATATAATCCATTCATTGTAAATCGTGCAATGGGCTTTGGTCCTGATACAGTTATTCCTGGAAACGAAATGAATTCCAGACACCATTTAGACAAGAAACTACAATATGACTTTTTGAAGGCAGTAGTTAGAAAAGCAAAAAGATATAATAAGTGGTTAAAATCCGAAGAAGAAAGTATAGATGCTATAAGAAAGTTCTTTGGATATAGTTTTTTTAAAGCAAAAGAAGCCCTCAGAATACTTTCTGAGGACGATATAGATAGAATTAAGTTGCATTTGAATACGTCTAAAGGTGGCAAACTATAAATAAAGTATTATAACCAAATTATTTATAGAGCTAACATAAGAGACGTATTGAAATGAGTGATCAAGACAATTACTTTAATATTGACTATCCAGGGTATTCACCCTTAGAGATAACATTGAAAGATTCAGAGGATTTTCTAAAAGTTCGTGAAACTCTATCTCGAATCGGTGTTGCCTCAAAAAAAGAACAAGTTCTATATCAATCCTGTCATATACTACATAAAAAAGGCAGGTATTTTATAACGCACTTCAAAGAACTTTTTGCTTTGGATGGCAAGGAAGCAGATTTCCAAGATAACGATTTGGAACGAAGGAATACAATAGCAAAATTACTACAAGATTGGGGATTGCTGGACATAGTATCTGACGAAGAATTAGATTATGCACCACTAAGCCAAATCAAAATTATATCATTTAAAGAGAAAGGTGAGTGGGAGCTAATTCCTAAGTACAATATAGGAAAGAAAAAATAGCCCTATAAGTTATATTGGACAAACAAAACCAGTTAGAATATCTTAATAACGTAAAAGAGGATCTAAATGCAATAGGACCTGGCTTTTGCGTTTTAAAGTGGTACCACCAAGAAATTAATTTAGCAGAAGGACAGAATCATTCATGTTATCATTGTCCTCAGCATAAAATCCCTTTGAAAGGCGATTTACACAATACACCACATAAAGTAGAACAGCGTAAGATAATGTTAGAGGGTGGCAAACCTGACGAGTGTTCATATT